TATCCGTCCATGTGGCAAGCTCCTGCTCATTGTCCGCCAGCATGGCCAGATGGTTCGCTGCCTCAACAGCCTGTCCGCTGTCACCCAGGATGCCGTTAAGGGCTTCATAAGTGCTCCGGGCCTGCTCTGCGGTGAAGTTCTGCATCTCAAATGCTGTTGTCAGCTTGCCCTGCTCTGTACGGTATTCCCGGGTATTTTCAGTCAGGGCCACAATGCCTGCGCCAGCAGCGGCAGCTGTGGCTGCCACGCCGGCTGCAAACTGGCCAACCTTTTTAACGCCGTTCATAAGGGACTGGCCCAGTTTTGCGGCATTGTCGTCGGTCTTTTTAAGGGATTTGTCCGCTGCATCGGTGTCAACGAAAACAGAACCGACTAAGCGGAAAATTTCAAGAGCCATTAAGCGTCACCTCCGTTCAGCTCACGCTCTACTTCTTCCAGTTCTGCCAAAATTTCAGCCGTGGGACGGCGGTCAATATTGGCTCCGGTGACCCGGTCTTTATAATCTGCAAAGCTGACGTATTTCCCGGAATATGCCATTATAGGAAGCTGGGCGGTCCACTGCTGGAAGATTCTTTCCTCGCGTTCCTTCTCCAGGGCTTCCAGGATCAAAGGCGCACCGGTGTTTGCGTCGAGCTGCAGAATGAATTCTATGTTGTGATACCTATGCAGCAACAAGTCGAGAAGTTCTACTTCATCAACTTGGCTGCAGACTTGAAAAAAGCGCCAAGATTATTCTCAGCGGCCAGCTGCTGGCAGTTGGCAATCAGAATGTCCAGATCGAGATCCGCGACCTCCTGGGCAGTCATTTCAAAAGGACCGGCCAGAAATTCATAGATTGCGCCCTCGCCGTCGACCTCCGTCGCTACATCGAAAAGCTTCCAGATGAACTCGAAGCCCTTCTCCCAAACGTCTTTGATGCCTTCGGCTTCCTGGGCGATTTTTTTGAATTCTTCCTTCAGACCCAGCTTTTTCAGGCTGCGGCAGAGGGCAGGCAGGTCCGTGGTTTTCAATTTACGCATGCGGTTTTCCTCCTGAATAAAATTAAGGGCGGCACCAGGCCGCCCTTTGGATTTACGTGCCGCTGGTGGTAGTTTTGGCAATGATGGCAGGATACAGCTGGGCAACCTTGCTCAACCACTGAAGCGCATTGAGCTTCAGCTTAGGTCTTCCGGTATCCTTGGAAATGCGGCCCTCTACAGAGCCGGGATCGTCGTCGGCATTGATGTCACGGTACTCGCGTTCGACGACGAAAGAGCCACCGCCACGGGTCAGGCCTACCGGCTTCGCGTCGGTATTGCTGGTGCCAACATAGAACTTGCCAACGCTCAAAAGGATTTCATCGTTGCCCGCCTTCAAACCCTCGGGCAGGGTCAAAATCCAGGGTTCGGTTCGATCGCCCTTCTCCAGCTGTTCGTCGGTATATACACCCTCAAATTCCAGTTCAGGAACAGTCTCGTTCTTTTCCTCAAACTTCCAGTCGGGATTGGAGCGGCAGAAGGCTTTGGGCAGCTCGATCTGAATAGGCAGCCCACCCTTGGTTTTGCCGACCCACTTAACATACCGGTAATCGCTGGCCTGAATCTGGCCCGCACCGGTGTAGGCAGTAGATGCCATAAGTTATTCCTCCGTTTCGTGCAGCTGCACCAGGAAGCGCAGCTGAATATGTTGCAGATCTTTGTCCGGGTCATCCAGATCATATCGGTTTTCCCGGAAAAAAGCGGGATAGATGGGAGGTGCCGGGTAGATAGCCCCATTGAACAGGGTCTCAATCTGATCGGCAATGTCCTCCAGGGGTTTCGGATCCTCGCCTCTGTTCCAGAGGTCGATTTCCAGTTCCATATCATCCCGGTCGGGATTGGGAAAAGCCACATTGTCAAGCCGGAAGACCTTATAGGGATAGGCAGCGTTTTTTGAGGCTTTCTTGTGGTAAGTTTCCCCCGATACAGTCTTCAGTTTGTCTCTTACCAGCTTCCGCAGGGCACTTGTCTTCCCCATCAATCTTCACCTCCGCCGGTGTACTCTTCCTCGCTGATCAGGCGCAGTGCCTTAGCCTCATCTTCCAGGGCACTCATATACTGGCTTTCTATCTCCACAATCTGAGCTATGTTATCATGGGCGGCATTACGTAGAATCTGCCGTTTCGGCTGTTTGCTGGTGCCCAGTTCCTGCTGTTCGCCATACCATGTGCCATGCTTTACTCCTACCTCTAAGTGGGGCAGGCCGGTTTTGGCCCAGGGTACGTTATAGAGGAAGGTGGAACTGCGGCCCCGGACACGCCTGCTCTTTTTCAGACCCTTCAGCTTCATAGCTTCCGTGTTTGCCTTCCGGGCAATGAACTTGCCGGCATCCCGGAGAGCTGCCCGGGTCAGCTCCAAAATGGTGTAACTGGCCCGGTCTACGGAACTGATATACTCGACACCGCCCCGCTTAAACCGGACGACCGATTTTGGGACACTCATGCCGGGTTCACCTCCCGGTAGCATACAAGCTCGATTTTATTGGAACCTTTCACCCGGTAGGTTCTCAACACCCGGTACCGCTGACCGTTGTACACGGCCAGCATCTCGTTTTCATAGTCCAGATAGTCCGACAAAACAAAAACGATTTCAGGTTTCAGACCGTTGGCATGGGCCTGATAAAACTCCTTTTGACCGATGCTGCAAATTCCGCAAAATACCTGGCGGGAGGTTTCTCTGGTAATCGGATCACCGAATTCATCAACCTCATCGGACTGCGAAATCAGGATAAGCAATTCATTCATCTGGAGTAACCCCCCAACCGTAGCCTTTCGCCACTGCCAGTCCGTTCCGCTTCTGTCTATAGCGTTCCATGAACCTTTCGCTATAAGCAGGGTCACCGTGCACAGACTGGCAGTACAGTTTAACGGCAGCCAGAATATTGGGATCTGCAAGATCACGCATCAGAACACCCTTAACTTCCATATCGGCTAAGCACTCATTGATGCTGGATCTGTATGTTTCATCCAATGCTGAATGACTCACCCGCAGGGTTGCCTTCACCTCAGAAAGTGCATGTTCCATGTGCTGCCTCCTTTATGGATCAGGCCTTCTTCTTGACCAGGATGATGCCGTTGGTATCGGCAGCCTTGCCGTCACAGATCAGCATGACCTTGGTTTTCTTCTTGTTGGTGTCGTGGTCCGTCCACTGTACAACGGTCATCTTCATGTTGGAGTTGAAGATATAGGCCTTCATGTTCATGTAGACAGCAACGACATCTCCGGCAGCGGCAGCGTCAAAGTTGGGCAGAACATCGTCCTCGGTGGGTTCCACATCCTTACCGCCAAAACGGTACTTGGAACCTTCGGTGATGCCGTAGTTGGTGCGGCCGACGGGCTGGCCGTTCTGATCCACCATGCCATCAATGTAGCCCTCGAAGGTGCCCAGGGACATGTAGAATCTGCCATTCTGGTACTTCTTGGGAATGGCTGCGAAGACCTTCTTCTTCCAGACGTCAAACTTGCCGAACTCCTCAGCGGTCAGCTCCACAACCTTGGTCACACGCTTGTCATTGCAGACACCCAGCATCTGGCCTTCACCGGTGCCCTTGAAAACGCCCTTCTCGACGGCTTCAATCACAGCCTCGGTAGCCAGTTCCACAAACAGATTCTGGAACTCGTCGATGGTAACAACGCTGACCAGAATGGACTGTGCGATCTTGCACTCCAGGCCGTGGTAGGAGAAGGAAATCTTTTCCTTGGCAGAGAGCTTCTGATCCTCGGAAGCGCCCTCGCCTACCCAGGTTGCGATGGGCATCAGATCAAGAATGGGGATCTCTACGCCACCCTGGATATTCATATGGCGCATCTGCTGGAAGATAATGCCGCGCTCCTTCAGGTTGCGGACGATCTCCTTAACCATGGTGGTGGGAATCACAGCGGCAGCGTCTGCAGCACCTGTGGTGGCAGCCTCATTGCGGAACCTCTCAGGAATAGCGACACCGCGGCAGGCGAAGTTCATAAACGCATTGTTGTACTCAGGAGTATCATAGGGGTCACTGGGTGCGGCATTGGCCACAGGATTGACGGTGCCCGTACCGGCGGCACCCAGATTCTGCATGGCAGCAGGCACCACAGCAGCACCCTGCAGTGCAGCAAAATTGGCCTGTGCGGTTGCTTCCTCCTGGTACTTGCTGTCCAGTGCCTCCACCTTGGCCTTGGCTGCGTTGAACTGCTCCATATCACCTGCATCCAGGAAGGCCTTTGTTTCGTTCATCAGCTGGTTGCGCTGATTCAAATACTGTTCTCTGGTCATTTGATTTTTCCCTCCAAAAGTAAAAATTCATATTGTGCCTTGGCCTTCGCCTCGGCGGTCTGCTTATTGAAATGCTTTCTGGCATAGTCAATTACATTGACAGGCAGCAGGCCGTTATCAAAGCTTGCGGCGAGCCGCATCGGTTTCCCAAGCGTTTGGGAATTTTCAAACATGATACGGTCAACGAAGCCCTGTTTCACAGCCTGCTCGGCAGTGAGCCAGGTCTCTTTTGCCATCATGCTCAGGATTTCGGATTCACTCTTGCCGGTCTTCAGCACAAATGCTGTGGCAAGCGCCTGATCACTGTTGCGGAGAACTTCCGATGCATGGTCCATATCCCGGTGATCTCCCTTGGCTCTGCCGCTGACATTGTGAATCATGATCTGAGCCACAGGGGAAATCTCCGATTCTCCAGCCATTGCAATAACCGCAGTAGCAGATGCTGCCAAACTCTGAATCTTGATCAGGATTTTTCCGGAATATGCCCGAAGAATCGTGTAAATTTCCTGGCCCGACCACACATCGCCGCCACCGGAATTGAGAAGCACTTCCAGATCTTCCCCGTTGGCTTCTTTCAGCGCATCCCGAACCATTCTTGGGCACGTGGCCGTGATATCGAACCAGTCGTAAATCCACTGGTCATCATCCGGAACAATGACACCGCGGATATCAATTGTTTTACTCATTTGCGTTTACCTCGCTTTCCTCCACAACAGCCGTATCCAACCGCCGGATGGGCTTATCGCCACCGGGAATCGGTGCCAAATTGAAGACCTTACGCCATTCGTTGGGTACCAAAGCACCACGGTCAACCATTTCCCGCAGCGCCAGTTTGGTTGCCATACTGGCAGTGGCTAAATTGGATGCCTCAAACATGATGGAGTTGCCATAGCTGCGCTTTTTCCGGGTGAACAGCTTCCGGGTGTACTCATTGCCCATCTGGATCACATCCGGCTCCACCTGAGCTTCATAGTAGGCGTTCCACTCATCTTCTGTGAAGCTGGACATCACAATCTTCTCGTTGGTGTTCAGAGCTGCATAGAAGCGTTTGATGGTACGGTCAGTCTGGGTGGCATTTGGGACATAATCGTTGGGCTTGATCTGGATGGCCTCAGACTTACTGTCTGTTGCTGCAACGCCGAAACCGGATTCTGTTTGCAGGAATTGCTCAGCAAATTCCTGGGCTTTCTTCTGCAGATCCTCCGGCCGCATGGAGTTGGTGAATTTCAGCAACCAGCGGATGATGGCACCGTTTTTGATGGCACCCACAATGCCTTTGTCAATGGTGCCGATCTGCTCCATCAGAGGAAGCAGCTGCTCCACCTTGGAACCGCCGAAGAAATCGCTGCCGGTACCGGCATCGCCCCGCAGGTGGATCAGATCCGTGTAGGCAAACACGAACTGCTGGCCCTTCGGCATGTAGAACCGGATGTACAGGTGCCCGCCGGCATCATATTCCGCCACAGCAAGGGTTGCGTTGATGGGATACAACGCTGTGGGCAGGCCGTTTTCATCCCGGACAATCAGCGTAAAGCAATGGTTGTTGATTTTCAGTGTGGTAGCCATCCACTCCTGGAGCTTCTGGCCGGTGAGCAGCGGATTCGGTTCTTCCAGAAGAAACCGGACATAAGGTTCCGGGTTGACCTTGATCTTCCGCTCCCCTTCTTCTGTGTAAGTCTCCTGGATGTGCTTTCCAACGGTCTTACCAATGGCGTTGACGTAGGGCCGCAGCGCACTCATCACGATATCAGACTTGTACACATTGTCGTTCCAGATAAAGGTCTCACCGTCCATGGCGATCATCTTGAAAGCGGTACTTTTGGTGGTGGGGGAACGATTACTTACTCTGGCCCACATTTTCGATGCGATTCCCGTAGAAATCCCTCCTTAGGCAATCATGGATTCGTATTCCTCCTGCTTATCCTGCAGGACCGTGTAGGCATCCAGAAGAGCAGCTGTGCCGTCGATTCTTCTGGTTGGTTTGCTTGTTTTATGGGGCTGGATATTGCCGTTTTTATCTTCCTCATAGGAGGTATTGGCAAGGCACCACTTGTCGATTGGGTTGTTGTTATACACAATGACCTTGCTGGAAAGATCATTCTTCAGTCGCTTCATGGGATCGGACAAGGTCTTTTTGCCCTGATGAATGGCTATCATAGCAGAATCTCCGAAGTAACTCTCCATATCTTCCACCCAATATGGTGCACTCCACGAATCGTAACCCACATAGGTAACGTAGATATCCAGTGATTCCTGTACCTCCACGAACCATTCTTTGACGTGCTTCTGATGGACCTTATTACCGGGAGAAAGTCTGAGTAACCCCCGATCATGCCACTTGTCGTATGGAATATGGTCTTCATTGATCCGCTTTTCCAGAAGATCCTCAGCAAGCCAGTACATAGACAGGGTAAATATCTTCGGGCAGCCCGGTACCATGAACAGCACCTTTGCTGCCGTAAGGTCTGTGGTGCTGGAAAGGTCTGCTCCACCGATGCCGTAGCGAGGATATGGCAGTTCGATTTCCTGCCAGTCTTCGCCTTCTTTGTGCCGCCACAGGAAGCGCTTCGCCGCAGGATCCAGCTGGAAGGTATCCCGGTTATCCAGTTCCTCGAAGGTAAGCCAGGCTTCGGAGGATGTCTCCCGGATGTTGAATTCCTTGCAGACCAGGTTCTTGACCAGAGCAGGGTTCTGCATGGCCTTTTTGACTTTGTCTGCCAGAGTTTTGTAGTTTTTGATGGTACCAAGACCCGGATTTGCTTTTTTCCAGCAATTGGGGTCTGTCCACTCGCTGCGGTTGTCCAGCTCGTAAATGAAGAAGATGGTGTGATCATCGTGATATCCATCCGGATCCTCGTAGCCGTTGATCAACTTCTCCGCTTCCTCGTACTCCTGATCGTAGATATCCTCCCGGATGACACCGGCGGTGGAGGTCATGAAAATCAGTGGCTGCTCACGGGCTGTGACACCGTCAGCAATGATGTCATAGAGCGCCCGTCCATTTTTCCACTGGTGGATTTCGTCCATCAGTGCACAGTGGACATTCAGACCGTCAAGGGTATCGCTGTCAGAAGCCAAGGGCTTGAAGTTTCCGTCATTGAAATCACTGCACAGCTCCGCCACCAGGGCCCGGATCCGTTTAAGCAAGGATGGGGACTTTTTTACCATGCGCTTGGCTTCCTGCCAAATGATCTTCGCCTGGTCCCGTTTGGTTGCAACTGCATAGACTTCCGGACCTGGTTCTCCATCTGCTGTCAGCATGTACAGGCCGACGCCGGAAGCCAGTAAGGATTTTCCGTTTTTCTTACCGACGATCAAACCGCATTTGCGGTACTGCCGGTTCCCCTCCACGTCGATGAATCCAAACACGGCAGCCAGCAAAGCCTTTTCCCAAAGCTCCAATTCCACCATCTTGCCACCGAATTTGCCCTTGGAGTGGTGGCAATAGTTCTCAAAAAACTCGATCACGTGGTTTGCCCGGGCAGGGCTGTAGAAATATTCCCCCGGATTATCCAGCTTCCAGATCAGGTGCTTGTAGGTTTTGTAAACCTTTTTGCTGACGACTTCTCTGCCGGCTTGAATGGCCTGCCAGTATTCCCGGATAGGGTTGTAGTTAAGCGGATACTTACGGAGCTTTCTCAAACTTCATCACGTCCGCTCACGAAATCATCGAAGCCGTCGTTCTCCTCCTTGGGTCTTGATTCTTCCCTGGGAAGCATCGAATCCAGCTGCTTGATGATTTTCTGATAATTGCCGTTCATAGCGTTGTAAGTTTGTCCCTGTGGCCGGGCGCGGTCATATGGCTCCTGGTTTCCCTGAGAGAACTTTTCGACCCAGCCATTTTCAGCAAGGTCAGCTTCCAGATCCTCCAGTTCAATCCGCATAAAAGCGGCCCGTTCGATCAATCCCTGGGCAACTTCCTTTTTGGCCTGTGATAACTCTGCGTAATTCTGTTCAAGCCGTTTTTTCTCTGCCTTGATCCGGCTTGCTTTGGACTTCTTGGCCATACTTTCGCCTCCTTTCTCCTTTTGGGGAGGGGGGTCATGTGCGCAACCTGCGTATTTTTTCGAGG